CGGTTGATCATTCCGCAATGGTACAATCATTCCTTGCTAATCCACAAAAGAAATTAGTTTTAAGAGCGGATCCAACCGCTGATAAAATGCTTAAGATAACAAAATTCACAAATAAGAATACCATGCTAAGTTCTATCTTATCAGATATTGCTTCCAGAATGCTCACGAGAAATGACGAAGAAGATAGAATAGCTAACTTTGCAAGCCAGGTTGCTGATGATATGGGCAATGAAGGTGCACCATTTTTTAAACCAGATGAAAATTATACCAAAAATAAAAAGATTGCAATACAACTGGCAAAAAGATATATCGATGACTACAAGAAGATGCAACAAGATCCAAACTATGCAGATGAAATCAGACAAGATCCAGGAAAATTTGCTCCTAAGAAAGATAGACAGGGCAAGACAAAAGAAGATACCGCACAGCCTTTTGAAAATTGGGCGAACAGAGTAGAAGCCAGGGTCAACGAAGGCATTAGCTCGCTGCCGGATGAGGACCATGCAGGAGAGAAGTTTAGTAAAATAAAAGATTTAATGAGCAAGCACTTTCCAGTGGGCAACGAAGCAGTCAACTCTGTGTCAACGCTCCAGGCTCTTGGATTTGGTGATGATGAGCTATTCGACCAGTTGGGAGATTTAGCAGATCAAGAAGGACCAGATGCCTGCGCAAGACAAACAGTGAGAGATTATGTTTTAAAAATGCTTTCAATGCCAGCAGCAAACAATTATTACAGCCCCGAAGAGCTCAGCGCACTGACCAACGCAGTGACAGCGAATGAAAAAGATTTTATGAAGAGCCAGCAACCAGCAATGGCGGGACAAGAATCAGTAGCGGAAGCGTCTAGCGAATCTATCATGATTGATGGCAAACAAGTGGACCTAAAAACCGTGGAATACGAAATGCAAGATACCGGTGATAATATATTCGACCTGCAGGATGCTCGATTCACAGATGGCGCAGAATTAACAGATGACCAAATGGAAAAATTAATGGTTGATGCAGATTTTAATGAGTGGGTGCAACAAGATTACGTACAAAGAGGAATAGAATCAGTACAGGAAGCACCGGACAGCATAGATGCTCAGTATAGATTTCGTGATTGGTTAAAAAACACCCACAACAAACAAGTGCACCAACTGACGCCGCAGGAATACGCAGTGATATCAAAACAATACAGAGACGAAGAAGATACACAAGGCACCAAGACCGAAGGCAACGAGTTTGCCCAGGCAGTGCAAAAAGCCAAGGCAGCTGGCATGAAACCCGGCGACAAGTTTAAAGTGGCTGACAAGGAATATACACTTAAAGACGCCATAGAACTGGCAGGCATGCAACTGGAAGATTTTGATTTTGCCGCAGAGAGCGTGAGCGGTGGACCAAATATCCGACAGATGAGTGATCTTGAATTGGCCAACTTCCTACACACATCTGTGGCAGAAGTTAAAAAAGACAGAGAAGCGGCTGAAGAAGCTGCACAAGAAATCAACCAAAAATATGCCAGCGATAACGAGTCGGTAAAAGAAGACGAACTGGCAGCGATCAAAAGACTATCCGGTATATAATACCAAATTCTCCACTAGACAATAGATAAATAAGTGTGTATATTATACTTTATGTCTAATATACTTTAGGCAAAAAACAAAAACAAACATAGGCACAATAGGAGGCTTACATCATGGCTACACTAGCTGAAATAAGAGCGAGATTAAAATCTCAAGAAGTGAATCGCTCCACTTCATCAACAGGCGGCGACAACGCCATCTACCCACACTGGAACATACAGGAAAATCAAGAAGCAGTAGTGCGTTTCTTACCTGACAAGGATCCAACTAATACTTTTTTCTGGACTGAAAGAGCAATGATCAAATTGCCTTTCGCTGGAGTTAAAGGACAAGCGGATTCAAGACCAGTACAGGTACAAGTACCATGCATGGAGATGTATGGAGAAACTTGCCCGGTTCTAACAGAAGTTAGACCCTGGTTCAAAGACAAGTCAATGGAAGACATGGGCAGAAAATATTGGAAAAAGAAAAGTTATATATTCCAAGGTTTTGTGTTAACAAATCCATTGAGTGATGATAAAACATCAGAGAATCCGATAAGAAGATTCATTATCGGGCCACAAATTTTTAACATAATCAGATCTGCGTTACTGGATCCAGAAATGGAAGAGTTACCAACTGATGCTGTGAGAGGTGTGGATTTTAGAATAACCAAAACATCCAAAGGTGGATATGCTGATTATTCTACTTCAAAATGGAGCAGAAGAGAAAGAGCTCTAGATGAAGCAGAAAGAGCAGCCATTGACAAGTTTGGCTTGTTTAATCTAAATGACTTCAGACCCAAGAAGCCCACTGATGCAGAACTAAAAATAATTAAAGAATTATTTGAAAAATCTGTAGAAGGTGAAGCGTATGATCTGGAAAAATATGGTCAATATTTTAGACCAGCTGGCGTGTCGATTCCTGCAAATGGGACAACATCAGCATCAACATCAGTATCTACTCCGGTCAACGGAGCAGCAGTTGTTACCAAAATAGAAGAGGTAATAGCGGCTCCTGCAGCAGCAGCACCTCAGCCATCAACTGACAGTGCTAAAAGAGCAGAAGATATCTTGAAATTGATTAGATCAAGACAAAGCAAATAATAACACTAATTTCTTTTATTGGCTCCAGCGGATTGACACTGGAGCCAATTAGTGTTAATATAAGAACATAGGAGTAAAAAAAATGACAAAAGTATTTGACGCAACAAAATTTAGAAAAAGTATTACGAAATCAATCCAGGGTTTAGGTTTAGGATTTAATGATCCCACAGACTGGATCTCCACAGGTAACTACGCATTAAACTATTTGATATCTGGAGATTTTAACAGAGGTATTCCACTAGGCAAAGTATCTGTGCTGGCAGGAGAATCGGGTGCAGGCAAGTCTTACATAGCATCAGGCAACATAATCAAGAATGCACAAGAACAAGGCATCTATGTGATACTGATTGATTCTGAAAATGCGCTAGACGAAAAATGGCTTAAAGCACTGGGTGTGGACACAGATGAGAAGAAATTATTAAAATTAAGTCTTTCCATGGTGGACGATGTTGCTAAAACAATATCAGAATTTATGAAAGGGTACAGAGAAGAGAACCCAGATAATAAAGAAACTGCTCCTAAAATTTTATTTGTGATAGATTCGTTGGGTATGTTATTAACTCCAACAGATGTTAATCAGTTTGAAGCAGGAGAGATGAAAGGTGATTTGGGTAGAAAACCCAAGGCTCTAACATCGTTGGTTAGAAATTGTGTGAACATGTTTGGTTCTTGGAACGTGGGCATGGTATGTACCAATCACACGTATGCTTCTCAGGATATGTTTGATCCAGATGATAAAATTTCTGGGGGACAAGGATTTATCTATGCTTCATCTATTGTGATCGCAATGAAAAAATTAAAATTAAAAGAAGACGAAGCAGGTAATAAAATTACTGAGGTGAGAGGCATCAGAGCAGCATGTAAAGTTATGAAAACTCGATATGCCAAACCTTTTGAAAGTGTACAAGTTAAGATTCCATATGACACTGGCATGGATCCTTACTCTGGATTGGTCGACTTGTTTGAGAAGCAAGGGGTAATGGTGCAATCAGGCAACAGATTAAAATACATAGACAGCAAGGGCAAGGAACATCTAGAATATAGAAAAGATTGGGATGGAGATAAATTAACAATGATAATGAACGATTATCTAAATGTTAAACAGCCAGAACCAAAAGAAGAGAGTGAAAAAGAAACTAAGAAAGAAAAAAAATAAAGAAAGAAAAGGACGCTACATCCACTTTGGCGGAGATGTTTGGGTTTTTTATTATGATAAAATATTGTAGGAAATGAAAAAGAAAATAAAAAAGATAAAAGCAAAATCAATAAAGATTGATCCTGTTTACTCATTCTATAATGATGTAGAAAAATTACATGCTAAAGTAAAAACTTTAGAATTAGGAAAATATTCTCCTTTAGTAATTGCTGTTGAGGGCCTTAAACAAAGAGTTTTAAATTTTAAAGAGAGACCAGGAATAACAACAATAGAATAAAAATAAACATGCAAGAATTCACACACGAAGAAATAGAACAGATATGGAACTCAATCAATCACTATGTGCCTGATAGGCAGAAAGTGGATTGTGCCGTGGACTTCATTAAGACATTGGTAGATATCGGCGTTCCAACCAAGGTGATCAAATCCTCTGGAGAGTATGACGAGAAATTAGAAGCAGCGATCGAAAGCGTGTTTGCCGAAGACGAAGAAGATGGATACGACGAATAATGAGCTGGTACACAAAAGTAAGTCAGGATATTAGTTTAATACCTGATTGTATAAAACATTTCGATCAAGAGTTTGAAGCAGCAAGAAAAGAAATATATATCTTTGGAAATCTTGAAAAATCAGCAGCATCATTGCCAGGAGTGGTGGAACAACGATTCAATCAACTGCAAGAAATAGAAGCCATATTAGAATATCTTAATATAGAAAACAGAAGATTAAGATCCAAAACATTTAAAAAATTCCTAGAAAATTACAACAGAGCACTAACATCCAGAGACGCAGACAAGTATGTGGACGGAGAGTCAGATGTGGTGGACATGGAAAAAATTATCAATGAATTTGCTCTATTAAGAAATAAATGGTTAGGCATAACCAAGGGATTGGATCAAAAACAATGGCAGTTGACCAACATAGTTAAACTGCGAGTGGCTGGTATGGAAGATGCCACAATCAGATAGAATAATACTTACAGACGTCGACGGTGTGCTATTAGAATGGGAAGACCATTTTAGTAAATGGATGGCGACTAAAGGATTTCCAAAATTACCCAACACAGAGCATGAATACGATATGAGCCTGAGATATGGCATACACAAGGACATGTCC